TCAGTCGGAATTGGCCACCGTGTCGGAAGAATCAGAAGATTTCTTAGGCTTCGCCCACTGAAGGTAACGCTTGAAGTCCTCGTCCATCTTCTGCTGTGGGGAGAGGGACTGTCGTTCGGAGCCGAAGAGCATCTGCGTGAGGGAAGAGAGGGTGGTGGTCCAATCGCCACGGTAGATGACGAAGCCCTTGTCGGGGATGACGGAAGCGTCGAAGTCCTCATTGTCGGCTTGGGTGATGAGGCCGGAGTAAGGGACTTTGTTGTCTGACAGGAACTTTCCTGCATCATCCTTGGAGATTGACTCGAGGAGGATATAGGCATCGATGTTGTTCTTCGACAAGGTGGTGAGAGCCTCCTTGGCGGACGGCTGCATGCAGCGGTTGCCGTCGGCTGATGTGAAGACACACTGCTCGCTGATTCTGACTTTTGGCATAACGATAAACTTTTAATGAGGCCGGGGCCGCCGCAATGTATTGCGCGCACGAAACAGGTCGGCGCGCAAACAGAATCGAGACCGATGGCCGATATTCAGGGCAAAGGTAAGGGTGATGGACGGACGTGAAGTTATAAAATATATAATTTATAACAGGGCAGGAGGCTGGAGGGATTAAATTTGCGAGGCAAGGAAAGACATTACCAAACCACCGCTGGGATCAGCGGACAAAAAAAACGACAATGAGAACCGACATAAGAAAGGCTGCCAACGACGAGCCGGAGACAGGACCAGAGAGCATGAAAGGCTACGACCACAGCCGATTCAGCAATCACTACAGGTATATGCTGATGGTGAGGGAGGCCGCATTCTACTTTGACGAGATGCGCGGACTGAGGGAGAAATGGATTCGCGACATCGACTACTACATGGGGAGGCAGCTGAACGACACGGTGGTGTACAACGGAATGACGATGACCGTACACGACTACATGGAGATGAAGGGCATGGCCGCACTGAGCAACGACATCATCAGCGACAAAATGATAACGATGAAAGGCTTGGTCAGGCAGCAATACATGTCGCCGACAATCAAGAGCGTGGATGCGGGGGAGAGCGGATATGCCAACCTCTTCAATGAGATGCTGCGGCAGAACGACAACAACAACAACAAGTCGGAACACAGCGCGGATCAGTTTGAGGCGCACATTGGCCTTGGCTTCATCGCAGACAAGGTGAAGTGGGCATTCAGGGACGGTCGGGAGGACGTGTACATCGACGCGGTGGACCCGTTCAAGTTGGCTGTGCCGTCATGGGAGCGGAAGGACTTGGGCGACGTGGAGTTCATCGCCGAAGCTCACGACGTTACATGGCCCCAGTTGCTGAAGCAGTTTTTCAGGAAGGCGGGCGACGATGAGAAGCTCATGCAGATTTACACAGCAGCAACCCAGAGCCGCCCCGTGCAGGGCCGCCGTGGGACGGGTCGGAACCAAAAGGACCTGTACGGCGACTTTCTATATCCCGACACGGTTGGGAAATACCGCTACATTGAAATTTGGCGCAAGGAATACAACCGCGCGCTGTGGTGTCACGACCGCTTGCGCGCGACGGCGGGCTTCCGCCCCATGGGCGAGAAGGCCGCCATAGACGCGGAGAACGAACAGCGGAAGAGGGACAACATCGTGACGGATGCAGATGGCGCGCCCCTGCTTGACGAGAACGGGCAAGAGCAATACTACGTGTCGCCGGACGAGCTGGAGCTGATAGAATATGAGGAGCAGATTGACGAAAAGTGGTATTACCGATGCCTCAGTCCGAACGGCTACCTCTTGGACGAGGGCGTGAGTCCCTACAAGGTTCTGCGGGACGGCTATTCGTTCTACTACCACCCCTACGTGTTCTTGGCCTACGGCTTCATGAACGAGGTAAGAAGCTTCGAGGACCGCCTGATAGACAAGCAGCGGCAGTACAACCATGACTGCATACTGACGGACTTCATCCTGATGAACAGCGCAAAGGGGGCAATGGCTGTGGACGTGGAGAGCATCAGTGACCTGCAGAGCCTTGATGAGATGACGGACCAATACGTGAAGGTGGGCGGCTTGGTACTCTACACATCCAAGAAAGGCGGCAACGCGCCCACCACGCTCCAGAACCAGAGCATCCCGGCCGGGCTGCAGCTCATCACGCAGCGCGACCACCAGCTTCTCACCCAGCAGAGCGGCATCCAGCCCGCGCTGCAGGGCGTTCATGCGAACGCGAGCGGAAAACAATACCAGATCGAGCGCGACCAAAGCGCGACGACGGTGTCGGACTATGTGAGCGCATACAACAACTTCCAGCTGCAGGTGGCGAGGAAGCAGATGTGGACAATGCAATGGCACTACACAAGCCATCGGAGCATACAGATTACTGGAGAGGACATACAGCAATACTACGACCCGGAGACCATGCAGGACGTGGACTTCGACCTGGCCTTGACTTTGGACTCGAGCAGTGCGGTCATCAGGGAGCAGCTGAAAGACCTGGTGTTTCAGGCGTACCAGCGGGACGAGCTGGAGTTTGGTCAGATTTTGGACTTGGCGGACTTTGGCGACACGGCTAAGGTGAAGCGCGCTTGGGAGGACTACAAGCAACGCAAGGCACAAGCCCAAGCCATGCAGGCTTCCGCCGAGCAGCCAGTCGCAGGAAACGCACAAGCCACAGAGACCCAGGAGCGGCTCCGCCGCCAGAACGGAGCCGCGCACCTCATTCCCGCCGGGGATGGCGTGAGCGGTAGCCTTGGAGGTAGGAGCGACATTTCATAAGCGGCTCCGAGAGCCTCATGGTGTAATAGTCGACCCACAAGCGCAACTTCCTCTCCTTGAGGTGTGGAAATTCTTCGACGGACTTGGCGCCCCATTTTGAGGCCGTGAAGTAGTAGGATTTTTCCTTCATGTCCTCGACGGAGACGGGCAGGTTCTCTCCCCTTAGCTTTCCCATGATACGAAGCCGCCTCAGGGACGGCTTCATTTTCTTGTTGTCGTCGAATGTCATTGGCGCCCAGACGAAATGCTTGGCGTCGAAGAAGAGATACACCCGTGGCGCGCCAATGTCGCGATACATACGGTTGCACTGCCGCACGCCATCACGCCAGAGCCGCACGGCCTTTATCCTCTCGACCCTGAGGCAGAGGGGGTAATACATGCGGAACAAAACGTCGAGGATGGCATTCTTGATTTCTGTTTTCATAATGCTTGATTTATTGTTTGTTGTTTAGATGGCGATGATTTCCGGAGCCTTGGGCTTGGCACGCAAGAGTTTCTCCTTTTCCACCTGCTCCTTGGTCTTTCTCTCCCTGATGATGGGCGTATCCATCTCACGGTCGACCCAGAGGCCGATGGCGCGGGCCATGACGCGGTCGTCGTGCTTTCCCGGTACATTGCCATAATGTCCGTCGGGATACTGCATGTAGTAGGAGTACTCGTTGATGGCCTCCGGCTCCCGTTCCATATAGCCGTCGGTGCGCAAGACGGCGGCAAGATGCTTGATGATGGCGACCTTGGTGGAAGTGTTTGTGTTGAATCCCCACATGACCTCCTTTGGCTTCCGCTTGAGGAGCTTGTTGTGGTTGGAGTTGTAGAGATTGTCGTAGAGCGGGATGAGTGTGGGGAAGAAGAGCTGCGAGACGTCTCCATCAGTGTTGTTCATCTTAGAGTAGGCCGTGTTGTTCTCGACAGCGAGGAAAGCGTCGTAAAAGAACTTGGCAATTTGTGCGCACTTCATGGCGAGCTGGTCGGGGTCACAATGTCCGTGCCATTCGGCGACGACAGCCGGCACCCCGCCGAACATCTCGTCGTAGCGGTCGAAGACGACAATGACAGAGAAGTCGGATGAGCGGTGTGAGCCACCGATGTCAACGGCAACGAGATAGCGGTTGGAGACGAGCTCAGAACCGTCGGGCATGTCCCAGACCTTTAGAGGGCCACCACCCTGCTGAATGAGGTGTATGTCGTCCATGCACTCCTGCATGTGCGGTGATGTTGAGGCTCCCTCGATGTCACCAATGAAGACAGGAGGCTCTTGCGTGTAGGGAGTCTGCCTCTCAATTTGGTAGGGGTCGAAGACCGACTTCCCAGAGTACTTGAACGCCTCGATGTCGTCGGAGGGGAACTCCTGCTGCATGTCGTCGAGGCAGGGATATGCGTCGTAGGTCTTGGCCTTGTCGACGTACCATCTTATGCCCTCAAGAGTAGCCCCCTTCTGCCAAAGCCACCAGTAGTATTTGCCATTGAATCGCTCATCAAACCGATTGCGATATAGTTGCAAGAGGAAATCTCCCCTCTCGCTGGCAGACTTGAATGGGGACAGATAAGTCTCGATCTCGAACCATGCGACGAAGACGGGCGTGAACTTGGAGAGCTTCTCGCCCTTGTCGTCGACCTGCTTGGCACGTATCCACTCGTCGTGGAACTCATTCTCGCGTCCATTCGGAGTGGATTCGCGCACGACGAAGTTGAATGGCTTGAGCATGATAGGCGAGAGGACGGACTTGACGACCTTAGAGGGGTCCCACTTCTCAGTCATTGGGAAGAAGGCCTCCTCGGTGATGTGCGCCATGGCCACATCGTCGGAACGTGCCGCCTCGGGGTTGAGCGCCGAGCCTGTTTGGATCTTGCAAGCGCGCGGGACGAGATACTTGATGTTGGGGTTCTTAGAGTCGTTGCGGAGTTTGCGCGCATCGTCGGGATATTGTTTTCCCGTGGGATAGAAGAGCCAGAGCGGTATGGCGTTGATGAGCCGCTCATACATGTTGAAGACCGTGATGGAGGAAGTGGACTGATGGCCGACGATGGAACAATTCCACGAGATTTTCCAGAAGATCTGAATCCATACCATGTAGATGTCGGTGAGCGTGGAGCCGCCCCACTGCCGGCACTTTAGGAGGATGACATAGATGGGGAGCCCAGCGATACGCAATGCCTCGAAGACCTTGCAGACCTTGACCTGCGCTGGACGCAAATAGAACTCAATATCCTTACCGCCGTCCTTGTTCTTGATACGCGCGTAGGCATAGGCGAAGAAATAGAAGTCGTGACGGCACCGAAGCCGACAGAACCTGCGCACTACGGCTTCGGCCGCCGCCTCGGGAGAGCATCCAGCCATGAACGAGGCCACATAGGCGGACACGGAACCACATTTTAAGAGGACACGAAACCACCTTGCCCTTAGCATTTGTATAGGGAGGAAAAGCACCTGTCCACCGAGAATGCCTCCTATGGCACACTTGAAGCGTCGGCCGGGAGCTCCCATCCCCGTCAAGGGATTGTACCTATCCATGAGGACGGAGAGACGTCGGTCATCCTCACGGAGAATCTGGCGAAAGAGCTTTTCCGGCATGGAATCCTGCTGTTTTTGAGCTGTCGCCTTGACAGAACTAACCTTTGACATAGTCCACAATGGTTTTGACGAGAATCTCTACAGGCATGTATACGAAGCCGAGGGCGAACATGATGAGGTGGAAAGCACCGGCAAAGCCGGGGAGAAAGCATGAAAGGACGAGCAAGACAATGGACAGGAGCAGAGCGGGCCTGTTGTTGATGAAGAGCCAGCGTGCCGCCAGCCCCAAGAAGAAGCACACGAACACTGACATTCCCAGTACCCCACCCCGCTGCAAGCCCCATAGCGGAATGAAAGAAAGGCCCACCGCGAGGACATAGGCGACAAGGAGGCGGGGAATGGAGAAAAGATTGTGGAAGACCAAGAGCGACCAAGCGTTGCAGATCCAATGTAGGATAGACGCATGTGTGAACATGTAGACGAAATGCGTGAAGAGCGGGGAAGAGGTCGAGCATGCCATGGAAGCCCTGAGAGGGATTAAGCACAGGAGGAGGGCGGAGGATATGATGGTGAGATATAGTTTCTTCATGTGTTTGAGCTGTTGTGGTGTGAGATTTTGAACTGTATGACCCATGGCGTGAGACCGACACATGGAGCCGGGAGCGCGAGGGCGCGCCAGACGCAGTCCTGCAGACTGATGTCAGGATGGCCAAGATAGATGGCATGAAACTCTCGCCAGAAAGCATCGTAGAGCCTCTGCTTGAAAGGCGAGCGGAAAGACTTGACGACACCATGGAAGAGTCTCCTGCGCACATAGTGGAGGGCAGCGTCGTCGGCAATGCAGAAGAAAGGCGTTGGCAGACTCGCCGCAAGGCAGCACAATTGTCGCATGGTCGTAGGCCATTCTGCGATTTCACAAGCTTGCCTGTAGAGCATAGGCAGGATTTGCGCATCACGTGTGAGGTAGGTTTGCGATATGGAGCCTTTGTGTTTCATATAACAATTATACTTTGCAAATATAACAAATATATTTCATACCAAAAAGAGTTTTGCAGGTTTTGTAGGCGATGTAGGTTTTGTGGGGACGGAGGAGGGTTTTGTGTTTTATAACATGTAGAGAGGGCTGATGCCTTAAATTTGTGGCAAAACAAACGAAACACAATGGGAAAGACAAAGAAAACACCAGAGGAACGGCCCATGAACGCAGGAGATCCAAAGAAGCTGACGGGCAGAGAACGTCTCGCCGCCCGTTTTGGCAAGGAAAATCCCGACTTCAACCCCGAGGACGATGAGGCCATCTACGGCACAGCGGCCGACGAGCTTGATAAGGCCGACGAGAGTGCCGCCCAGCGCAAGCGTTTCAACGAGGCAATAGCCAAGAGTGACATTGCTCCCGAAATGATAGCTGGACTTCTGAGTGGCAAAAACGCCGACGGAAGCGACTTCGACTTGGCAGACTACCTGTTCGACAAACACTTGGACTTCTTCACCGACTACCTTGAGGACAAGGAGGGAGCCAAGGAAAAGCTTGCAGCCCGCAAGAAAGAACGCAAGAAGGAGGCCGAGGAAGAGGCGAGATTCAAGGCTGGCATGGAGGACCGCATCAAGGCCGAGGACGCAGAGTTTGACAAGGCGCTCAAGGAAGCTGGCTACAAGGAAAGTCAGGCCAAAGACTTGATAGACTGGATATATGACGAGAAGACTGGCTTCGTGGCCCGCGCCAGCAGGTTTGAACTCAAGAAAGACGACTTCATCCGCCTCTTCCACATCAAGGACTGGGACTTGAAGATGCAGGAGAGCGAGGACAAGGGCTACCGCCGAGGAAAGAACGAGCGGATAGACATGTTCGCGCACAAGCAGGAGCGCAGACGCACACTGCCGCCCGACCAAGGTGGAGGCGGAGTAAAGCGCAAGACTGAGGAGAAAGAGAACCCGACCCTTGCCGCGCTGGACAAGATGGGAACAGCCTTCAATGTGTAAGGTGATGGGAGGGAGGCGGATGAATCCGCCGAACAGGACAAGAGAAGACAACATCAAAACAATATGAACCAAAAAAAGAAAAACATGAAGCATTTGAGACAATTGTTTGGATTCCTGGTGGCCGTGGTTGCCATGATCCTGAGTGGTGGCGGAGCTTGGGCGATGGCCGACGACCCTGCCATCATGAACCCCGTGGACGACATCGACGGCCCCGGTAAGGGAGTAGCAGGGGCGCAGACGCTCACAGAGGCTGGGGCTGTCATGGAGGAGCAGAAAGACTACGACTACTACGTGAAGGAGATCAACCGAAGAATCTGTGAGATGAAGTTGGAGAGTTGCCCCATCGACCAGATTTTGCGCAGCGCGAGCCGCACGAACCACTCGCGGAGCATCGTAGTGAAATACTACCAGATTGGCCAGCGACCCATCAAGACTACCCTCAACGAGAAGATTACAGCCACGACTGACGGAGCAGCACATACGCTGAAGCCACTGAACCGCATCGTGTTCGACTCGATGGACACCATCCTGTTCCCAGAGGTAATGGGCTACAAGGAGGACGGCGTGACGCGTGAGACTCTCATCCCGCTGATGGTGCGCGTGGTTGCGCAGGACGTGAGCCAGAACCCTACAGTGATTGCCATCAACGGCAAAAAGAACAACGCTGTGGGCAACCGTTGGGATCTGCCCGAAATTCCCAAGGGGGCATTGATGCTGAGGCTTGGCCGCGCCGCCGGTGAAATGGAGGTGGAGACAGCCAGCTACTACCAGATGCCAGATCCGAGTGAGCAATACTGCCAGCGTTTCATCATGCAGGTGGAAGAAAGCCTGATTGAGCGCATGAGCGCGAAGAACGTGGACTGGGACTTCTCGAAACAGGAGCGCATCGCCATGGACGACATGCGTGGCGGCATGGAACGCAGCGGCCTGTTTGGCGTGATGTCGAAGACCAACTACGGCAAGAACGGGAACGTATACACGACTGGCGGTATCTATTGGACAGCCGGAAAGGATATAGAGATTGGGCATTGGGCCCCGAAAATGGAGAAGGGCGAGGACGGCTCGACGAAGCAGGTTACGGTGAAGGTGGACGCAGGCAAGGGTGACGGCAGCACCGTGGAGAAGAAAGTTTATGAATATGTGATCAGCGAGAAGGAGCTGACGAACTTTGTGAACCTTGCCATACAGGAAGCCGGCAACGGCAGCCGCACGAAGCTGCTGTTTGTGGACAACTTGATCTACCAGGCATTGAGCAACCTGAAGAGCAACAGGCGCATCATCATGCAGACCGAGAGCAACTACCAGAAGTGGGGGTTGGACTTTGAGAGCTTCAATTCCATGGGAACAAAGATCATGATATACCGTCACGACGCATTCAACTACATGGGCTTCAACGGCTGTGCATTCCTGCTGGATCCCCGCTATTTGGAGAAGTGGGTGTTTGGCGACTGGAGCAGGAAGGAATACAACCTGAAAGACCTGTTTGTGAGAAACTCAAGTGCCGTGGTGATGGAAGAGTTCAGCTGCTGGACGCTTTACTTCCCGAACGCGCACGCCCGTGTGCATCGTCCCGAGTTTGACAAGGATGGTGTAACGGACGAGGTTCAGGCAGCTTAGGCCATTCCTCCTTCCCCAAGAGCCCCGACCCACGAGGGAAACCAAGCGGGCGCGGGGCTCTTCTTTTTCTTCGAGGTGCATGAAGCAGAACTAACGCAATGATTGCGACGCACAGAACACTGAGGGAACGGAGGATGTCCTGAAAGGGAAAGAACAATCAAAATAAATCAAGTCAAACAGGGGATGGAAACATACGAATTTGTAGCAGAACGACAACTGATATTCCATACGGAAGTTGGTGGGATTCCAAGGCTCATCGAGTTTGAAGAGCACACGGGAAACAATATGAGCCTGTTCCAGACACAGGAGGCGGAGGTGGCGGAGGCCATCCGCAGGACAGCCATGTTCAAACGGGGCTGGATAACGGAGACTACGAAAGCGCCAACATCAATGCGAGAAAGCACCAACATCGATGCGGAGACGGAAGAGCGCGAGGAAGAGGAGAAGACGTTCTCGAACATCACGCAAGCGAAAGACTGGGTGAGCCGCAACTGGAGCATACCCAAGCGCGCCCTGCGCAAGCCGGAACAAATCATCAAGGCCGCTGAGGAACACGGAGTGAGGATAGCCATCAAGGCCATAGAGGCATAGAATGACAGGAAAGCGATGAGAAAGAAGACGGCAGAGTTAATCGACAAGCTGCACATCATCATAGACGACGTGAGGCGGACGGGCGAAGATGACGACTTCGCAGCCGACAAGGACGCAGAGTTGCGTGAAGCCCTATTGACGGGAGCGGAACAGGTTACAGCCGAAGCCCCAACGGACGCGCTTTTGGCGACGGACGTACTGGCGAGCCTTGGCGGCAACCAAGACTACGATGCCATACAGACCCAATATACAGACGGACACGGCACGCTGGTGGTGCCGGAAGACTTCCTACGGATAGTGGAGCTGCGGCTGAAATCGTGGAGCCAGACCGTGACAAGCCTAATGGAAGCGGAGAGCCAAGAGGCTCAGATGCAGGCATGCCGATGGACGCGTGGAACGCCACAAAAGCCCAAGGCGAGGCTGAGTACGGACAGTAGCGGTAACCGCGTGGTGGTGTATTGGACGGCCGGGAGATACCAATATCCAAGCGGCGAGGCGTTGACGAATGTGTACGACCACAAGGTGGAGCGGTTCACGTACGCCCCCTACCCACGGTTTGAGACAGAAGCGGGTACGGAATACCTTAATGCTCCACTTGCCGACGGCTGCGAGAGAGCGATACTATACAGGGCTGCAGGCGTGTTTATGGAAGCCAAGAAGGAGATTGCGATGGCTGACAGGTTCTATCAATTGGGCAGGGTATGAGACCATGCAATTATTGCGGCGCACGAACTAAAGAGGAAGCAAAGAAATCAGGGAGCAAACAAGGATCGAAAAAAAGGCATTATGGACATAGACAAGACATCAATCCACTTCAAGGGGACTTTTTCGAACATTTACGAGGTAAACAAGAAATATCCGAACGGAGGCACAGCTGGGGACTATGTGGAAATAGACGGATGGGCGCACTACTGGAACGCAGACCGCGGTACATGGACAGTGAACGCGGAGCGCGACAGCTACTGGGACGAGAAACTCAGTGCGCTCAAGAGCCTATCAGACAATATCAGTACATCAATCAGTGGAGAAGCTACCGCCCGCAAGAAAGCCGACGACGTTGAAGCCAAGGCAAGGGAGAACGGCGACAAGGCCTTGCAGGAGAGGATAGACACCCTGACCACGGATGTCACCGAGATACAGAAGAAGAACGATACACAAGACAACAACATCAGCACCGCGACCAACATAGCCACCGCGAACGCAGCCCTTATAACGGGCATTAAAAAAGACCTTGACAACGTGCAGACCCTGCTTGAGCGGGCCTACAAGACTGTGGCGGTGGGCGATTTGGACACTCTGCGTGACATGGCGGAGGCTACGGTGGAAAAGCCATCGCTATACACAGTGACGGCGGTAAACGACACAAGGACGCTGAAGGTGGGACTGCTGATGGTGATGGGCGACAGCATGCTGCACACTGTGACGCAGACACTGCTGACCCACTATCTACTGACCGACGATGGCGCACTCAACAGCAATGAACACGACCACAAGACTCACGTGTACAGCCGCAACTACGTCCTGCAGAAAGAGGCGGGAGTGGTCAACACGTGGACGGCGTGGAGCGCAGTGGGCGGAGCCGACATCGCAGAAAAGATAGGCTACATCGTCAAGGATGCCACAAACGAGGCGGCTACCCGCAAGGAGGCAGACGACACTGAGGCCAGGGCAAGGGAGGACGGCGACAAGACCCTGCAGACGGGCATCGACGCGTTGGGCAAGCGGGACATGGAGCGTGACACGGTGATGTTCGACGGCATCTTAGAGGGGGCGGTCACCATAGAGCCGATGTCGCCCATGATGCCGGAGGGGACGAAGCACACGGTGCACTACTCGACTGAGAAGAAGGGCTTCGTGCTGAGGCTTGGCGGCAAGTACTACATATCGTGGAACGGCGTTTCGGACTACATGACGGGGAGCGCTCCCCACGAGGGGAAGATATACATAGACAGGAGCGAGAACATCCCCTACCGCTGGGACGGGACGGATCTTGTGGCCATAGCCGCCAAGGCCACGGCCGCGAGCATCTACAACCCGACGGTGGAGACGGGCAGCTACTACACGCTTTGCGACACCGAGGACACCGCCCACTCCGCGGTGCATGTGGCCAAGGCCAACAGGAAGGCCTCCGTGGGCCTTATGATGACGTTCGCCATCAAGAAGGGGACTTGGAAGACCTACCAGTACATAGGAGCGAACACGGACGATGAGAGCTGGTATGACACCGAGAACTGGAAGGACTTCGGCAGCATGGCCCAGGGCAGCGAGCCGATGATAGACCTTGACGGGCTTGTGCCGCTCCCCACGGGCTACTACTCACTTGGAACTGCCCTCAACGCCCTCAAGTCCTATCAGGAGAGCACGGGCGTGGTCTACCAGAAGCGCGGCTTGGTGATCAGCTACGCCACGGAGGCAAACAAGGTGGAGACCAAGCAGTACCAGGGCGACAGCGCGCTGACGGGCGACTTTTGGATTGCTGACCTATGGCAGGACTTTGGCGGCGGCAGCAAACTGACAGCCAAAGACAGTATGGAAGCCAGCGGAACGGACGCTTTCTCCACTGGCGGGGCCTACAAGGTGGTGCCAACCGAGATTGAGGCCACAGAGGAAGAAGGCAGCATTTCGTTGAAACTAAAGAACAAGGCCGGCGACACATTGTCGGAGACCCAGTTCAGCGTGGGCACCGGTACCGGTGGAGGCGGCGGCACGACGGTAGCCATCAACTTTGAGGACGACCCATTCTACGTGCGTGCAGGCGGCACCGCCATTCTGAAGGCAGCCATCAGGAGCGTCACCCAGCTTGCCGACGGCTCCTCGCAGGACAACAAGATAGCAAGCGTTGTGTTCACGAACAGAACGACGAAGACCGTTGTGGCGAGCTTCAAGCCCAACCAGGCGAGCAGCTCATCGCTGAAAGCCTTCAACTTCGAGTTTGATTTGACCACTATTGCTGTCAATGCAGGCAGCACAGAACTGCAAGCAGTAGCAACGGATGCCACCGGCAAGACCGCCACAAGAAACGTGGAAATGATTGCCGTAGATGTAACTGTGGAGAGCAGCCAGACACTCAACTACACCAAGGACACCTCACTGCAGGTGGGTGGCAACAAGATGAGCATCCCTATGTACCGTTTCCCGAACAACGCCAGTGACAAGGGCATTCGGACAAAGATAGAGCTGTACAAGGACGGTTCCTGGACGGAACTTGACAGCGTGGTGGTGAATGACACTTACACCCACAACGTGACGATAGACCCAACGGGTTTGGGACATGGGGCCTACCCGCTGCGCATACAGGGTACGGACGTGGCGAGCGGCATCACGGGCAATGTGCTTCACACCGCCGTGATGGTGATAGAGCAGCGCGAGAGTGTGAGCGACTATGACAAGCCCATTGTCGTGGCACGGTGGTATGACGCGGGCGAGGGCAAGGTGAGGCTGTTCCAGACCATCAGCTTTGACGTGGCCTGTTACCAACGTAACAATGCCAACCCAACAGTAGAAGTGAGCGTTACGGACGCAACGAAGAAGAGCAGCGAGACCATTGCCAGCAAGGTGATGAACAGGAGCAGCTACTACGCGATAGAGAAGCGCATCGTGGGCTACAGCGACGGCGACACGCTGACATTCGACGCGGTGTGCGGTGAGGCCTCACTTTCCGAGAAGCTGACGGCCATCATCAGCGGCAGCCTGTTGAGCATAGCCGAGACCGAGGGAGCCTATTACAAGATAAGCATGGCGGGAAGGAGCAACGCCGACACGGACAAGACCATCAAGGCCACCGCCAGCGACGGCAGCGCGGTAGGCATCGACGTTCACGGCTCGAACTACTCCACCAACGGCTTTGTGGCCGACAACTTCGGAACGGAGCAGACGGATGGCCGCATGGCACTGCGCTTGGCCGAGAACGTCACCGCAGAGTGTACTGACAAGCCGTTCGCAAGCAACTCCATCCCCACCAACGGCATGGCATTGAGCCTGACGTTCATGGTGAGGAACATCGCCAAGCGCGACGCACAGATTATAAAGTGCATGAGTGACAAGCTTGGCTTTGTGCTGACAGGCGAGAAATTCATCGTGAGCACCCACGGCGACAGCGCGGAAGCACTGAAGAACGTTCAGAGCACGGCAGCGACCTCCTACCTTGACAGCAAAGTCTATCGCATCGACATCGTGATAGAGCCACAGGCCCGCGCCCCCTACTCAGGCATCATGCTGTGCAAGGTGTACCAGAACGGCGACGAGAGCGCCTGCGTACCAATAGACACCAGCAACGGTTTCCCGGCCTTTGAGGACACCATCCACTTCGACGGCACGGACGCAGACCTCTATCTGTACGAGATAACGAGGTGGAACAGCTACTACGACTTCATTCAGGCGTTCAACAACTACATCGTGAACCTCACCGACACGCAAGCCATGCTGACGGAGTATGAGCAGAACAATGTAATGACGGACGTAACGGCCGAGGGCACGACGAAGCCCCGCCCGGACATGCAGAAGCTGCTTGACAGGGGCATCGACGTGATTGTGATGACCCGCACGAGCGACAACAACCTCAGCAAGGACGGAAGTCCCGTGACGGACAGCGAGATATATTATCCCGACCATATAGAGCCTCTGAAGGACAAGAAGACCAGCGTGCTGATGGACATCTACGTCTACTTCGCCGTACGTCCATGGGCGAGCGTGAAGATTGAGGCATGTCCGACGACTAATCAAGGCACGTCGACTTTGGCATACCCCATCAAAAACAAGAAGGGGAAGATCAAGAAGGCCAAGCGTATAGTAATGCTCTACACTCGCGAGGAAGTAGCCGAGACGTACAAAGGGCGCGACGACTTTGAGGAGATCATGGCTGACTACGACGACTGCGCCGCACTGGCCAAGAAGAAGAAAATCCGCGTGAAGAAAGGCTCCACATCCATCAACATCGCGACGGTGAAAGTTGACTACTCAGACAGCCCCGGCGCGAACAACTGCGCCTTGATGGAGCAGATGAACGACCTGCAAGTGTTCCTTGGCGGCGAGTACCTGGTACCGGGACAGCGTTACAACACAAACAAGGAGGAGGTGCTTCACACGAGCATTGACGGCAGCACGGCGGCGTTGTTCCGTACCGACTACAAGATAGGGCAGGACAAAGGCCCATCCGCCGCTACGCTCCCCGAGAACGCCTATTTCCATGCCAAGGCCAACCTGAATGTTGACAAGGACAATCCCCACTTCTTCGCATTCGAGGACGTGGAGGGATACAACAAAGGCTGCGTGAACTACGGCGACTTCAAGGAGATGGTTACGCCACGCGGCACGGACATCGACGCATACAAGGCGACGGTGCTTGCCGACACGTCGGCGCTCGTACCTGGAACACTCTATATGATTAGCGAGTTCTGCGGCCCGAAGTACCGTTTCATCGAGAACGATGGCACGGGAAGCATGAGTGAGGTGGGCGCAGTCAGCGTTGACGGCGACCATACTCTTGACAAGACGTTGGCGGAGGTACAGGCGGATGATGTCAACAACTACGACTGGGGCGCAGCCTATCTTACGAGCGACGGCAAGTATGTCCAGTACAAGGGCGGCTCCTGGAAGGACACGACGGGCAGCATGACGTACGACCCCGCGACGAAGAAGTGGAGCGTCACGGGCAGGGTCCTGAACCCGACAGACTGCATAGAGTTGCGTCAGTATCAGGGTTTCTGTTGGTTTCAAGGCGTGAACACTGTTGACGACCTGCTAAAGCCGACGAGCACGGGCGCCCCCTTGTGGACTACCTATTTCGAGAGCCGCTATCCTGACGACGATGCCCTTAACGAGCTGTACGAGACGGGGCAGAAAGTACCCTACCAACTGTACAGGATGCTGGCGTTCTGCCAGCAGTGCAACCAAAACCTGAGCGAGGACGCAGAAGCCAATGCCGCGACGAACGCCGACGGCAGCGAGAGGATATTCAACGGCGCGGGCGCATCGACGACCATCACGCTCGACGGTGTTGAGGTGGCCGGCACCAAGGAGAACCGCCTTAAGAAATGGCAGCACGAGATGCACAAGTACTTCGCCCCTAAGGACAACCTGAGCTATGTTGTGAAGAGCGACTACAAGGCCACCGTAGACCAGCGTGCGAAGAACATGATGCTGCTGTTCCAGATGGAGGCCGACGGCACCATCCGCGCCTACATCATCTGGTATGACGGCGACAGCGTTGACGAGGCGGACAACGACTGCTACCTGACGATACCCTGGGACATGGACGGTGAGAGCCACCTGTATCAGGGCTGGGACGGCGTGATGTTTCGGCAGAACTATGCCCTTTACAACAAGGGCGAAGGCGTGTGGACTGACGACGAGGGCAAGCACGTGGTCACGCTGCACGACGTGGCCGAGGAATGCCGCAACGCCAAGACGGACACCGGCCAGGAGATTTTCTCCGCCGACGGTTGCTACCGTTATTGGATGACGGACAGGATACTGAAATGGCCTAAGGTGGTGAGTTCGTTCGACGGCGAGCGGAAGTACATAGAGGCGGCAAAAGCTGGAGACAGCCGTTTCCCCGCGTTGCACGGCCTGAGAATAGACAGTCTTCCGGCCTTCCAGAAGAAGCGCTTTGCCTTCCGCGATGGCTACTATCAGACAGGCGACTTGTTCCGGCATTTCTTCTCTGCGAGAATGATGGGAGCCATCAGAGTCAATATCACGGCGGCGCAAGACGGCTACTTCGCCATGGGAGTGGACTCCACGAGCCGTGCAGACTATAGTTGCTACCTGAAGGCAGGAGAGAGCCACACGTTCACGACCGACGCCGCCGGCGAGGGCGGCAAGCTGATATACATCTTCGGCGCAGACAAGATAGGCACCCTTGACCTTAGCGGCTGCACGCCCAAGAACTCGAACTGGATGATAGCCGACTGCACGCTGCTTAGAAAGCTCATTCTCGGCGGCACGGACTACACGCCTGCCTACACCACCGACATACTGAGCGCACTGAGCCTTGGGCAAATGCCCTTCTTGGAAGAGATAGACATCAGGAACACCAAGATACTGACCTTGAACGCCAGCGGTTGTCCCCGACTGAAGAGCGTGCTGGCGGAGGGCAGCCTGTTGCAGAACCTGACTTTGGCCGAGTCGAGTCCTGTGGAGACGCTCCACCTGCCGGCGACGGTCAGCGACATCAGGCTGGTGAACCTGCCCAAGCTGCAATATGGCGAGAACGGTGGACTGCGGTTTGACGACATGGGCAACTTGAAGACGATTACGGCCATCGGCTGTCCCGGCGTGGACGCTGCGACGATGTTGCGCGACGCCGTGGCCGGAGGCGCGAGGCTGACAGCCGTAAGGATGGACGTGGCGAAGACCACGGGCGAGGCGGCGACGCTCAAGGCCCTGATGGACGCGGGCACCATAGGCCTCGGCTCGGACCAGACGACCGTGTGCGACGGCCTGACGGGCAAGTGGACGATGGCAAAGTACTGCGACGAGAAGCTGCTTGGGGAGCTGAAGGACTACTTCCCAGCACTGGCGGTGAGGCAGCAGCTGTACTCCGACTATGTGATATTCGACAACACCAAGTCGCAGAAGAGCATCTACAACACGGACAACGGCACGGGCTACGTCGATGATGACACCTACACGCCCTACAAGCCGAGCGGCCACATACTGAACATCCGCGCGAGGAGCAAGGGCGTGAGAGGCACGTTCAACAGCGAGACCCAGAAGATGCACCTGGACCTGCTGAGCGACAGCGACTACACGAAGCTTGCCGACGGCGTGACGGACAGCGACATCAAGGACTCGCTTGGCAAGCGTTACGACTTCTTCCAGTTCATACCCCACTACTGGTACAAGGGCATCAACGACTACAAGACGCAGAAGAAGCACATCCTTCTGAGCACGTGGAGGGACATGCCGGAGGCCACAGCCACACGGACGACGGAGGCGAGGCTGAGCGACTGCCTCATCAGGGACACCTACGGACTGATGGACGCCAAGGTGAGCGTGGGCGACAGCTTCGGAGACGGCTGCCTGGGCGAGCTGGCAGCCTGTGCGACGTACAGGATGGATGTGGAAGGCATGAGGCAGGCGCGGTACATCGGCCTGAACAATGCCACCGTCTGCTCAGTGTTCACCGACTCCGGGGGGAAGATCATCCAGAAGGACGTGTTCTCGGCGGCGGGAATCGCCGAGAGTCCCATGGACTTCTCCAACGAGCAGGGGGACTACATCTACCGGGACGTGCCGACGGGCGCGAAGTGGCTCTACTTCACCTGCATGAGAGGGTTGTCTGACGACGGGCACCCGCTCGTCGCCACCGACAGCACGGACCTTGAGGCCATCGAGCCGGGCTGGGTGGAGCACAAGGCCGGACTGATAGGACTGAAGCCCTTAGTGACGGACGACCTTGGATTCGCCCGCAGCATCTCTGGCAGGGTGACGCGACGGGGCGACGGCAGATACCAGTCGGGCAGCTGGAGCTATGACAAGGACGGAAATCCGACGGGCATGCCGGTGGAGACGCTGCATTATACATTCCTGGACCTGCTGAACCTGTGCCTCTACCGCGGCAAGGGCTACCACAGCATCAGCTACGAGCAGAACAAGGACATGGCCATACTGAGCCTCTGCCATACGGGACAGAAGGACAGCCAGGCCTATTACGGCAACGGCTCCGGCGCGGAATGGACGACAGGCACGCGCGACGGGATGGGGAACAGCGACAGCAGGAACATAGCTGGGCAGAACCTGGTATGGGGACTGGAGGGCTTCGACACCTGCGTGTGGGAAGTTATGGACAACGTGGCGGTGAACGTGCCGACCTTCAAGGCATGGAAGAAAGCCCAGCGCACGGATGCAAACATTGGGGACGTGGTGAAGTTCCTGTGGCACATCATGGACGACTACACAGGGGAGGAACGTGAGGTGATGGGAACGAAGACAAGCGGTTACTGCATATCGCGCATAGCCTTGGGAAGACATTGCGACACCATCGCCACAAGTGTCTATGGCAGCAACTGGAACACCGGCTACTGCGCGGGGTTTTGGATAAGCGATGGATTGGGGCGCTGCGTGGGGCGGTCGGGTACGTACGCGAATGTGGGCGGCGGCCTCGTCTATGCGAACGCGCACAACGGTTCGTCGACCTCGTACTCGGACAGCGGTGCGCGCCTTGCCTTCACAGGGGAAATCGAGAACGAAAGCGAGATTGACCCCGAATAGCGGAAAACGGAACGCGCGGCGGGCCAATGCGCCTTTGACGGCGCAATATATTGCGCCGCACGGAACATGGAAATATAAGATGGGAACAAAAACACGTGATCCCCCCTGTGGGGAAAGGATACAGGCCGGCCTTGGCCGGCAAAACGGTGGAAGCCTCTAAGGCGCTGCGTGGGGCGGTCGAATACGAACGCGAATGCGAACGGCGGCCTCGTCTATGCGAACGCGAACAACGGTTCGTCGACCTCGAACTCGGACAGCGGTGCGCGCCTTGCAATCAGACCCAAGGGAGTGAGCAACCAATTGCTTCATGACAATCGTCCCTACGGAACACCGCCACGGGTTGGCGGACCTCTGTGGGCGAAGAGGCCGAGCCGCGGCAACAGCGATGGTTACCCATCATCGGAAAGCCGGAACATCAAAGGGTGGCAGCCTAATGAAGGGTGAGTAAGGGGAGAGAGCTGCAACAGTGTTGCAGCCTACACAACCCCGGAAAGTCCGAACGGCTGCCGGAAAGTGAAGGACAATATATGAAACGGTGGGACGACTTACAGTCGGAGATACTCCAAGACGGCAACCTTGACGCAGCGTTTGAGGAAGTTGTCGGACACATGAAGGAAGCTGCACAGTGCTATAAACTTTTAGAGGTAAAAGGCAAGGACGGTAAGCCTAAAAAGACTTACGTCCCTCTGCCAAAGCCCAAGACGAGCCGTAAGGACCGTGTGAGGGCAAAACGTGAGGAACTGCTTGCGAGCATAAAGAAACGCATCGAGAGCGGCACCTTCCGCATAGAGACGTTCAAAGAGTTTTGGGTACATGAGGGCGACAAGTGGCGGCTGATACAGAGTCCCACGATAGAGGACCGTATAGGCATCAACGCCATTGTCAGAGTGCTGGAAAATCATATCTACCCGACGATAGTGCTGACAAGCGGAGCGAGCATCAAGGGCAGGGGCATGCACAGGCTCTACCGTAAGATGCGCAGCGACATCAGACACGACCGCGAAGGAACGCGGTACTACTACAAGTGCGACATACGGAAGTTCTACCAGAGCGTGGTGCAAGCCATCATGATGATAGTGATCAGAAGATATGTGAAAGACAAGTGGCTATTGCCTATACTTGACAGCTTTGTGGAACTGTTGGAGAATGGCATCAGCATAGGCTTGCGTTCGAGCCAGTTCTATGGCAACATACTACTGAGCCGACTCGACCACCGCATGAAGGAGCGGGAGCACTGCCGATACTATTACAGGTATTGCGACGACATCGTGATACTGGCAAGCGAAAAGAAACAGTTGTGGCACTGGCGGAACGTTGTCCATGAAGAGACAGCCAAGCTTGGCTTGGAGCTGAAACCGAGCGAGGCCGTCAGGCCCACTGAGACGGGCATAGACTTCTTGGGCTACGTTGACGACGGCGAACACACACGGCTGAGGAAGAGGACGAAACAGAATGCCGCACGGAAGCTCCACAAGGTCAGGAGCCGGAAAAGAAGGCAGGAGATTATAGGCAGCCTGAAAGGCATGGCCAAGTGGGGAGACTGCGGGAACCTGTTCAGGACATTGACAAAAGGAAAGAGCATGACGAGCTTCAAGGATTTGAGACTGCGGTATGTGGGCGAGGACGGCAAGAAGCGGTTTCCGGGCAAGCAGGTTACGCTTCGCAGCCTGACGAACATCCACATAACAATAAAGGACTTTGAGAAGGACGTGGACACCAAGAACGGCCCGCGCACGCTGGTGAGTTTCGAATGGGACAACGGCGAGACGGGAAAGTACTTCACGGCCGACAAGCAGCAGCTGTGGTATCTGGAGCAGGCCCGGGACATGGGCGCGTTGCCCATGGACACCACGATAGGCACGGAGATATACGGCAGCGGTAAGGTGAGGTACATCTTCACTTGACAAACAGACAAACAACATAAAGATATGGAAAACGGATTTGAAAGGATTCATGGAATCAGCGAGCGCATGGACTGCGTGGCGAGGCGGGGTACGGAATACTACCTCTACTGGGGCCAGGGCAAGGACGATCTCGGGGACTTTGTGTGGCGCAGGGTGTACGGCCACAAGCCGACAGCCGAAGAGCTGAAAGCCGACATCACGACACTTGTCAACGGTAATGTCGATGAGAAGATACTGACCGGCTACGAGTGGAACGGTCACAAGGTATGGCTGAGCGGCGAGAACCAGTTCAACTACAAGAGCGTGTATGATTTGGCGCTAAGGGACCCAAGTGTGCTGCCTCTCAAGTTCAAGATGGGCGAGGACGCGGAGGGCAATGTGGTCTACCATACGTTTGCGACTGTTGACGAGCTGTCGGATTTCTATGTAGGAGCCATCCAGTACATCAACAGATGCATCAACGACGGCTGGACGGAGAAGGACAGCATAGACCCGGAAAAACTACTGGAGGGCGCGGAATGAAGAAGCTGAGAGGACTGCTTTGGAAGCCGGGCGTGAACGGTCTTGGCGTTAGAGGTCTTCACTGTCTGCCATACAGGACGCGGTTTGCCGAGGCGGCGAACAACCACGACTTGGAGTATGACGAGCGTGGGGGCTGGAGGGACCGGCGGGAATACGACATCATCTTCCTGCAGGCGATGCTGGAGAAATGCGAGAACACGCTGCAGGTGAGTGTGGCGGTGGCGTACTACTATGCCGTGAGGGTGTTCGGGTGGTTGTTTTACAGATATGACAGATAGAGCGTTTTTGCGGCGGCTTGCAAGCCGCCGAACGGGACAGACATAGATAAAAAGCAGATTATGGATATGATGAATGAGATTTGGAAATACCTTTTTGTGGGGTTGGGCGCAGCGTGGGGATGGTTCGTGGCAGAGTTTCACCCAGCGTTCCCTTTGGCAATAGTGATGGTTATTTTTTGCCTGTACGATGCCTATACGGCATACAGACTGGATAAGAGGGCGCACGTGTATTACCCGGACGCGACCAAGCGGCATGAGGCCAAGTTCACCTCCTTCAAGCTTAACAAGGTGATGCAGGAGACGATACCGAAAAGGCTTATGCTGATATTCCTTGCCTACTTGGTTGAGCACTGGGTGTGCATACACGCGAAGATACCGTTGTCGTATGTTGTCACTGGGGCCATCTGCTTCGAGCAGGCATGGTCTATACTGGAGAATGAGGCGAGTTGCAGACCGGATAATGACAGCCGGTTGTTTCGCTTTTTGAAGCGCATCATGATAGACAAGACGGCGAGACACTTTGATGATGACTTCAGGGAATTTACAGAACAAACGAATAAAAAAGAAGATGAGAAGGATCAATGAAATCATAGTGCATTGCACTGCAACGGTGGAGGGCAAGGACTACACCGTGTCGGACATAGACAAATGGCATAAGGCGAGGGGCTGGAAGGGTATCGGCTACCACTATGTAGTCTATCGTGACGGAACTGTGCACACAGGACGACCCGTCATTGAGATTGGCGCGCACTGCCAGGGCCACAACTCGCACTCGGTGGGGGTGGTGTATGTTGGCGGTCTGGACAAGGACGGCAAGACGGCCAAGGACACGCGGACGACGGCACAGAAGCGAGCGTTGAGGGAGTTGCTTGTCAAGCTGTCGAGGCAGTACAGGCTGCCCAAGGGGGCGATACACGGACACAGGGACTACGCCGCCAAGGCTTGCCCAAGCTTCGACGCTACTAAGGAATACAAGGAGATAGGACTATGAGACAGATGAGACGGATTGGGCGGCGGATTGCAATCCGCCGCACGGAACGGGGAGCGGCGGGGAAAGGACGGATTGCAGCCGTGGGGATTCTGGGACTGATGGCCCTGTGCTGCTCCTGCACGACGACGCGCACGGTGACCAGGGAGACTCCTGTGGTGACGGAGCGGGTGACGCGGGACACGGTTGCGGTGACGCGCTGGCGGACGGACACGGTGAGGGAGAGGGACTCGGTGGTGGTGACCCAGCAGGGGATTGACCGATGGCACACGAGGTACGTGATGAGGACTCGGGTGGACACCATCATGCGCTCCCGGACGGACACGGTGCCGTGTGTGGTGACGGTCAGCAAGGAGACAGTGAGGGAGACACCCAGGCGGGCCAAATGGTGGGAGAGGACGCTGATGTGGATTGGCGGCCTGTCGCTCGTGGGCGGAGTGCTGAGCGTCGCGTTGGTGGCTGGAAAGCGGTGAGACGGAGGTGGACGGCTTGTAACCGCCGCACGGAACGTGTGACCGGCAAGGGAGAGGAGGTGAAGCTTCGTTTTTGCCTTTTATGACTGAGAGGGAGAGGGCAAGGATTAATTTTGCGGAAAAGAGCGACAAAGCATGAGAATATCGGTAGAAATAAGCAGGAAAGCCGTGATGGGCATAACCGAGGGTCTGAGCGTTACAATAGCGCAGCACAACGGAGGAAATCCTACGTTTGAGAAGCTGTGGGCCAGCGACTCGGAGAGCGCGAAGCTTGACATCTACTACCGGGAGGGCATCGGCGACCTTGAACGACGTTTGGAGAAATGGATTGTGGAGACCAGTCGCCAGTTTGACCTGCAAGCCGACGGGGACGACTACACGCTGAGGCTTAATGTGAGCCAGAACTGGCCCACGCGTCTGATTGGTTTGTTAGGCAACAAGCTACAGGATTATCTGGTGCATTGCGTGACGGCCGGATGGCTGAACGACTTCGATGGATTGACAGTGAAGCAAGACTATTTGGCCATGGCTACCACAGACCTTGACGACATCGTGTATATCGTGGGACTGAAAGATTTTGGCTTTGCCGAAAAAGAGCGTATCTGCGAGACCCAGAAAGACGATGAGGCCATACTCGATGATGCTGAGGCGAGGGGAACAGACACCGCCAAGGACATGGAGGCTCAGTCGGCGACGTTCGGCGACAGGCACGAAAAGAACGACACTGACAGCAGCGTCGGCGACAGCATGAACGACCCAGCGTCGAGGGGATCAGAAGACACCGACAAGGACATGGAGGCTCAGTCGGCGACGTTCGGCGACAGGCACGAAAAGAACGACACTGACAGCAGCGTTGGCGACAGCATGACAACAGCGGGCGAACGGCAGGGCGACGACAGCACTGTAGACATCAGACGAGACTACACCGACTGGAGCGGCACAGCTCCTACGTGGCCTTGCCACCCAAGACCAATGAGGCCGGAATGTATGAAGAGACATCAATGCGAATGACATAAAAACGAAATAGACATGGCAAACGACAAGACAATCAACCTCACATTCGACTTGGGCGAGGTGACGAACGACATCTTGGCCAAGTGCAACCTCATCAGCCAGAGCGTGAAGGATGAGGCCTTGGCCGATATACGAGCCAACGTGATGGAGCCGGACAATCCCGAGACACGCAGCATCATCTGTAGGGCTGTGACGGAAGCCTTCGGCAAGGTGAAAGTGGCCTGCAACAGATGGCTGAAAGTAGGACGTACCAAGGACACGAACGCCTTGGAGCGACTTGTGGCAAGCACGACGACAGACGGAACCACGACGAAAGAGGTATTTGAGAAGATAGAGTTGACGCTTGTGATACCAAACTTCAACACCGCTGTGACCGACCATTTGAAGAGTTCAATCCACAAATATGTGGTTGATTGGTGCATGTACCGCTTTCTGCAAGATCAGATTGCCGACAAGGCCTCCGAATACAAGAAGCTTGCCGACAGCGAGGACTACTCGAACATCGTACAAGACCTCAACAGGCGGGAAAACTTCAACATGCGCCGCGCAAGCTGGATATAACGAGAATCATTTTTCATAGAATAGTTTTAGGGTTTAGTTTATTTGTATTCAGGAAGGGGCTGCTCTTGGGAAAGAGCAGCCCCCTGTTTCTATATTAGTCGGCGCCAAGAATCAAGATAGGTACTAAAAATGGAGAACCTTGAGGCCACAAGACATAGCGACCTCAAACTCGACTCGGCATCCCTTAGAAAACTGCCAATCGGGAAGGAAAAAGACATATTGGCAACGGAGGAGGTTGGCAATGTCGAGACGCATGTGCTCTTGCCAGTTGCCCGGCTGTGGCAATCCGTTGTCCATGGGATTGACAGGCAGGTAGCCCTGACGGCGTAACATACGCTTGGCTTGGGCGAAGACGGCCCGCCGCTCATTGAGGTCGTAGTGGGCAATGGGGCCGGAAATGTAGACGCGTGCCCTTGAAGTGTCGGTGTCGAGGCAAGACTGGAGCTGGAATCCGAACTGCCGACGAAGACGGTCCAGGGGCCGAAGATCCTTGGCGTGATAGTCGAGTGGGACAAAGACCGTGCGCTTGCGCGTGTCGATTCGCAATCCCTTGCCGCGGAGGCGATAGATGAGTGATGTTGCAGACTTTGAAAGAGCAGTCATAGTTTCTCGTATTTTGTAATTAACTTTAGGTTCAGTTGGAAATACATGTCGGCCTGCGTCATTGACGTATGGATGGCGACGCGGAAGAAGCGGAAAGGATGGACGGGGAGGTATTCGGCGAGCGCACGGTTGGAGCGTCCGATGTAGTGCCACGAGCTGTTGTCGTTGGATCCGAAAAGGAACAGCGTAGGGCGAATGGCGGAATTGGTCTGCTGGTCGAACCCCGTGACCGCAAGCATGGCCTGGTCGAAAGAAAGGGTGCGGGAGACGACAAGCCCGTCGCGTGTGTTGGCGTCGGTGTAGTCGTAGTTGCGGTCGAGTACAAGAACAGAGCCGTCGGGCATTTGCAGATAGGGATATGGATAGGCGTTGATAACGGCGACTGGTGTGTCGACAACCATGGTTGACCAAGCGTCGTCTCGGATTGAATATACCAATACCACCTCCTTGGCCTGTTCGGAGGCGGCAGGAAAGACGATGAGGCGGTTGTTGACAAAGTCGTTGATGACGCGGCCATGCTTGAAATACTCGATGGGAGGTATGGAAAACGAAATGAGTTGCAGGATGTCGTTGGAGAGCCGGCCAGAGGAGGAGAAATAGTCATAGAGCTTGGGCAGCTCCTTGGCGACGGAGAAGAAAGGTCCATCGAGGATGTTGGAGAAGGATGCCACGGACGACTCCACCACCTTGTTGATTGCCCTGTCTGTAGCGAAAACCACCGACTGGTCGAGCTGGCAAATGGAAAGGGGATTGACACACACCTCACGGGAGATGGGCTGTTTGGACGAGTAAGTCCCTGAGGCGGAGACCTGCAGGGCCCAAATTCCGTCGGAGGTGAAGGCCATGAGCGGATATTGTCCGAACTGCCCCTGCGAGAGGGCACGAGTGGTGGCAGCCAGTCCGACGATGTCGCCTGTGCCAACACTGTTGATGGCCTCAACGGGAAAATGGAAAGGATTGTCCTGCCCAGAGGTGTAGATGCGGTTGTACATTGTGACACGATCGTCGGCTGCGTAGGTGGGTGGAGCAGACATATAGGGATAGGACTTGGAGAAGTCGCCGACATGAATGGCACCGTTGAGCTCATTGCATGAGCGCAGCTTGAACTCCACCCAATGCTCCTCCGAATTGGCGGAGTTGGTGATGTAGAAATACATGCGGTCGGCACGCGCGTCGGGATAAAAGATGGGCATGTTAAAGAGATAATAGGGATCGATTCGACGACGACCGATGTCGACAGTTGGGATCTCGACGAACTTATAGCCATTGTCGGTGCTGATGCGCGTTACAATCTTGTTGAGGACCCATTCGGCAGCATCCTTGGCGAGGTAAGGATAGTTCGAGAAGAGCTGATAAGCGTTGAAACCATGGAACAGCCGCTCGCAGAGGCCATATAGATTCAGACGGTGGTTGTAGACATACATTCCTCGAGGAAAGAGGGTATTGTGCGTCTTGTAGTCGTCGCGCATCTGCTCCTGCGTGGAGACATTCTCAAGCACCGACTTGTCAATCGGCAGCTCGTCGAACAGGGCCGTGGCTGCAAGATTGTCGGTTTTAATGCTGCAGACGCGGAAGAAGGCAGACTGGTTGGCTATCTTATCGGCATAGGCCGAGCGGGAAAGCCCCGGGAAGTCGACCACCGTGCGGGACTCAAGAGGATTGTCAGTGCCATAGGCCCACACCTGTTCCCATATCCCTTCACGATAATAGAAGTCGGGCTGGAAGACACAGGACTTGACGGTTTGCGAGGAATCAGTGCGCGTGACGGGCGGAGTGACAAAGAAGTCGATGGAGACAACAATGTCGCTCCACTCCTTCAAGGCTGCTACGTCGCTGTTGTCGAACGACCAGGAATAGAGCAGCGCAACATTGCGCGGCACGTACATGAACGTGAGCTTGTTGATTGTGAACGAGAATAACTTGCCGTTAGAATCCCGCCGCTGGACACTGATGTTGTCTGCATAGCCCACGGAGGAGGCACTATCCTGATGGGCGTTGACGACATAAACGAGATAGTTGTCAGGCACGAGGACGGGCATGAATATCGGAGCAGAATGCATTACCATGGTGCCATCGTAGAGGCGGTAGCAATAGCGCACGAAGAAGTTGGCGTAGAAATGCCCGGACTTGGCAATAAGGCTGTTGGTCCGATTGACCAACGCCCATACATTCTCGGAAACCTCGGACTGCTGCTTGGTTTTGACGCGGAGCTGTGAGTCTCCTTTTTGGTATGCCGCAGTATGTTTGACAGAGGTGAAAGCGTCGTTGCAGCTGATGGTGGTCTGCTGGAACGCGCAGTCGAAGCCTTGGGCAGAGCCTTCAACATCCACACCGCCCGTCTCGTAGTCGGCAGAATGGTTGCTGCTGAGGTCGAATGAAATGGTTAGGAACGGCGGCTTCTGTCCGAGATACTTGTATCCGTTGATGGTGTTTTTCCAGAGGATATAGTGTATGCCATCTGAGGCGATGACCACGAGGGTGTTGCCGATGGAGTCGATGGAGGTGATGCCGTCGGAGAAAGCATGGTCGATGACGGAGCTGGCAGAGGTGGATCCGTCGCTAAGATACCACACGAGACGGGAGGAGACGGAGTCGAGGGCTATGTAATGTGTGTAGGAGGTGGTGGTATGCACATAGAGGAGCTTGGAGACGGCGTTGTCATGGGTGAGCCTGTTTTGAATGGCAGTGCCAGATAGAACGGATGGGCGCAGTGCTCCATCGTGGAGTTCCACATTGGCACACAGGGCAAGCTCGCCTGTCTGTACGGCCTGTTCGTCCTTAGCGAGGGAAAGGCCACGGAAACGTATGGGCTGAATCATAGCTATTGATGTTTTTGTTATTTTGAGTGGCCACCGTGGTGCAGTGGCTTACCGAACGACGTTGGCAGAACGAGTTGCGGAGGAATCGGTCTGTTGGAGAGGAGGCCGATGTAGCCAGAAGCGGAAGAAAGAGTTGTAGCGGTCGGTGTCCTTGATTTGTACGTACTCGCTTGTCAGCCAGAGACGCTGACGCTTGGCCATGGGGTTGAGGCCATAGTCGAAGAGGAGATGGGCCGGCTGCACGCGTCCGTCGAAAGAGATTTCGTAGGGATACCGGCGCAAGAACCATAAGGGACGCTTGCGGAGCGTCTGAATGGTCGTGGCTTGCATCATGCGGTACTCGGCGGGGACGATGGCCCATGACCCGTCGATGATGTCGCCATCGGGTGAGGTGTTGGCCGTGATGCGCACGAACATGCATACGGCTGAGACGAGCTTGCGCGCCACCGAGCGCGTCACCAGTAGGCAGTGGCGGGGCGGCCTGTCGGGGAGGAAGGCATGTGGTTTTGCGTCGCGGTTGATGAGGATGCATGACGTGAGCAACGGGCGGCGGGCAGTCGCGACGGACTGGGGCAGGTCGAAAGTCTTGTTTTTGGCTGACAGACGATCCTTGAGATACTGCATGGCCTTTCCGCCGGCCACCTTGGCCTTGTCCTTGAATGATGAGTCGGAATAGACGATGCGGTCAGTGAGTTCGACGCGTGAGGACTTGTTGGACCTGCCGGAATGCTTGTTTTTCCTCTTGATGCTGGCAAGGCGTCGCCGCTGCTGATGATTGAGTCGTATGGAATGTTTGTCGATCATGAGTTATGCGTGTTTAAGAATTACGTATTTGTGTGACGTGCATACGGGTGAGCCGTCGCGCAACTGGTTGTGGAGCGGACAGGGTATGCCACAGCGATAGAAGTCACAAAGGTTGCAGTGGGCGGGAATGTTGTCGAGTTGTAGCTTATTGGACAACTTGTCATACATCATGTCAATCTCGCCCATGGGCGATGGGGAGTGCAAGGCTTGGAGCAGCAGAGGGAGCGGAAGGGCGTGAGGTCCCCACTTGCGCAGATGGCGGGCCTCAGCGGGAGAGTGAGGCTCGCAAACGCAAAGGTTGCCGAAATTGAGATAGAGCCGCCGAGGCACTATAGGGTCGGCTGTACGAATGTTGGGCAGTGGGTGACGGAAGTAGTCGTGCATCCACGCCCGGAAGAGATACAACTTACGATTCATAATCTACGAAGTTAGAGGTTATTAATGATTGTTGCGTGATAAAGGCTCAACCTTGTTGTTGAGGCTCTCGATCACCTTTATGGCGCACTCGGAGATAGCGAGGCACTGTTTGAGTAGGGAGCGCAAGGCCACGGCACGGCTTGGACTCAGGTTGCCCTGAATCCGAACAGGGCCGAATTGGCCGTAGGCTTGGAACTGTGTGGCGCCGCCCTTTTGCCAGCAGATGGTGAAGACCCGTATTTCAGCTTTATTCTTCGACATGGCCGGTGGTGTTGGTTTGTGACGATTGTTTTTGTAGTTTGAGCATCAATGCGCGGACGGAGCGTTTGAAGTGGCGGTGGACCCACGCGACGGAATGCTTGGAGCAAAGCTGCCCGTAGTCGTAGAGCGTCATGGGCGGCCTCCTCTCTCGACGCGCCACGTTCCGTCGTCTTCCTCAACCAACCAGTCGCCAACTTGGACAAGACGGATTTTGGTATGGTCTGGTTTCAATTCGACGAAAGGCAGGTCATTTATACCCTTGATAATACCTTCAACGCAGGGGAGGTGGAACACATCATTGAGGTTCTTCCCCGTAAAATGGATTTTCTGTCTCATACTCATTGATTTTGTTTATTGCACGGAATATTTCGTAGGCCACTTGTGGCACCCATGCATTGCCAAGGGCCTTTATATCAAATCGAAGAAGGAAAGTTGGACATAATGGGGCTTCTTTGGCTGAGGCTTGTCCATTGACGCGCACCCAGCAGGAACTGTAGGCTTCTGCTGCTTGTAATGGGCAGCGGCGCGGAGGAAGATGGACATGAATTCGTCGAGGCAATCCACTTTGCAGTGGCCATGCACCTTGTCCCAATGCTCGCCGAGGAACTTGCGCCAGTCGGTGTCGTACTGCCTGTCAGCCTTGTCGTCTGACAGAGGATGGCACCAACGGCTCGCCATGTAGCACCTTTGGCCGCTGGGCATTTGCAGATAGTACCATCCGGCAAGTGCGCCCTCGTTTACCTGCCGCAGCACCAGAGCCTCAATCCGCTGGCCGTTGTAGTTTTCTATGCAGACGAACTGTTGATTCATAATCTTGTTTTTTTGTCGTTGAACTTTGAAGCAGCTAAAGGAGCAGGACCACAACATGCAGTAGTGCTTCTTGCGGGCTACGACCACCATTTCTCTCAGCCTCTCCATTCCTAATTTTTTTTAAGTTTGAAGTCAATGTCCATCAGCTCCATGAGCTTGTCGAAATGTTCGACGGTCTGAACACAAGCATAACCAATGGATACTTCGTTGCCATTGAAAACAACGCAAGAGTAATCACGGCCATACATATCGCTAACTTGTGTTACTACGATAGTACGTTTTCCGCCATCAACCTTTGTGACATATCCATATATGTCATCGTTCTTAGTAAACCCTGCTTCCAGCAAGATTTCCTCTGTAATGTCTTTGCTCATAGCTTTTTCTTGTTATTTATTTCTTTATGGATTTCATCAAGTCTCTTTTCCATTTTCTTGATGTCATCATCAACTTGCCATTTTGCTACAAGTATCATGATTAGTAATGATATTGCCAATGCAACTGCTTGAATGAATGCTGTCATAATTTTACAAAGTCATTGCTCATAATGCTCACTTTTTTTGTTTGCGATCTTCAAAGTAGAACCTAATCTCGTGCGGTCTGTAGTCTATCAGCCCGTATGCTGCCGACATGCGTCCTTGGAACGTAGCCATTAACCTTTCAGCTTGCAATCCTATTTCCTTGCGGAAGGTCTCGATGTCGGACGTTCCCTTGCGGAAGTTGCAGCTCCGGCAAGATGGCATATAGTTGCTGATGTCGTCCTTGCCACGGGTAATCTTATAGTCCTTGTTTACATCGTTGATGTATTCATCGCTCCATCCGCGTAGAATGGGAATGAAGTGGTCTATCTGCATATCCTTAATGTCAATCTTCTTTCCACAATAGGCGCAGCTACCGCCATACTTGCTATAGACCAGTTCACGGATTCGCTTTTGGTTCATCTTTCACCTCCTTGTTTTAGTACTTATTTGTTTTAGCCCAATTAGCCCCTCTTATAAAGGCTCTAATATATATGTCTCTAAAAAGTTGATTGTTACAGTATTTTCTAAAACTATACTTTGCTTCTATCCTTAATGTACCTGGTAAATTTTCTAGTCCTGCCATATTGTATTCTTTTTAAAGGCTCAATAGACTGCTACATAACAGCAGCCTACTGAACCATGTTGTTTATCACTCTACTGGTTTTCCCAACTTATCCTCGTTGCCTTCATAAGGCATAACCTCTCTGTCTGTGTACGAACTACCAGTCATAACGACATGCTCTTGAAATTCCTCCGAATAGTGACTATAAAAATCTACTCTCCACCTACCTGTAAATGCAGCTACAATTACTTTTTGGAATGGCTCAAAATGCTTGTGCTTCCAAGGAGCTTTGAAGTCCCTCCAAGTACGGTGATTCTTGGACGGGAACAGAATGCACTCTGCATCTTCAGCATCTGAGAAACGAAAATCCAGCCCAAACTCATCAAAATCTATTTTTTCCACATAACCTCTTGACATGCAATTTATGTTGTCAATATAAACTCTTCTTAATTCTACCTCACCGCACACAGGAGACCAAAGCTTAGTCCCAACTGGAGCATCTTTCAGTATTTCTGCAATGTTTATTTTCTCTTCCATATTGTTCCCCGTATTGCCGATAGGACAGCAGTTAAGTTATTACTTCACGTCTGACAAATCAATTCCCTCCAACTCGGCTCTGCGCTCCAGCACGCGAAGATACAGTTCCATGTCGGTTGACTGCTCGCTGTACAGGTCGCGGGGGCAGGTGGGCTTGAAGTTGAGTTTACCATCGTCCCACGCACTGAGCATCTTCATCAGACCGTCGTAGCGGTTTTTGAGCTGAATATACTCAGCCTTGAAACGCTCTTGGTAGTTCAGCGAGACCATATCCTCGCACGTCTTTGCAAGAGTCTCGTTGAGGACGACTGAATGGTGCTTGTAGAACACGGTCAAGGGACACCACGACTTGTGGCCGTCCTCGTCTGTGACTTCGAACCCCGGGACTTGAAGTGCTGCTGCCCCTGTAGGCACCCTGTAGCCCTTTTCCTTGGCCACCTCTGCTGTCATTGGAACAGCGTCAACGAATTTTATACCAATATACTTCATATTATTTTGAATTGAACATTAATGAAAACTCTCTTCAAATCCCCGCCTAACCTCACGGCCGGGCGGGAAGAAATAGAAAAAAAATACAAATGATAAACTACTAAACTGAAAACCTATAATATGTGTTTAAGAATATATTTTCACTTGCTTGCCGCCTACTTGATTGTCGATAAAGTCACGCCAGTTCATGCCACTATGTTTTAGTTCTCAAACAAGTCCAAGATGTTGGTCTCCTTGATTGATGCGATAGTGTAGTCCATCATAGACTTCCCCATCGTGTCCTCGACGTAACGCTTGACGGTATCAAAGTCCTTGGCCAGTACGAGATAAAGACGTTGGACTTTTTCTCCTTCTCTGTTCTCTCGTCTATGGTGATGAATTGGAGCTTTACCTTGTAATACTTGTCATCGAATGTGTCGTCAGAGAACCACACCTCCTTGTACTGCGGTATGGTGATGGCCTTGACGTCAAAGTCTCCATCAGTGATCTCATTCACATGTTTTGTGATGCCGGCCTCTGCCTCTGTGAAGCTCATGGCCTCCACCACATATAGCTCGGTGACTCTCTTCTGCTCACCGCTTTCTGTTGTCTTGTCGTAGGCCACTTTGACCTCGAACCACTTTGATGTCTTTTGTCTCATGTCTATTTGAATTAGAAATCTTTCATTGCGTTATAGAACGTGTTCACTTGCTTGCCGCCTGTTGGGGCGGGTTGTCAACATCGATGAAGCCCTCTCCCCAGAGCGTGAGGGCAATGTCCCGCATGTCCTGCTCCAGATTCTGGCAGAGCTCACTCACCCAATGGTAGGGACTGCGGTGCCGACTGATGGCTATGATGAGATCCAAGTAGGCTCGCGCCTCGTTCATGAGCGATACGATGGCGGACTCAGAGTCGGGCATAGGCGCAGAGAAGAGCCGCTTGCCGCCAAACTCGGCGACGGCCTGGCATTTCAATGTCCTGCCCGCTCCGTCCCACGCAACAGGCTCCACAGTGATGGTTGCATTCTTTTTCTTTCCCATGATTCATTTCCTTTCGTTTACTATACTTCCTTCTTGATAACCTTTTGTCGCAGCAAGCTTGCGCAGTTTATCCCTTGCCTGGTCGACCTCCGCTTGCCGCTGCCCTTTGTAGAGAGCCTTGAGTGCCTGTGTTACGGCGGGATCGGCTGAGGCAACGTAGTCCAGGACGACGGCCTTAAAGTCCTCGAAAGAGCGGACGACGACATACTTGCCATGAGCGGCTTGAAGATAGAGCTGGAACAACTTCTGTTCCTTGGACTGTCTTCCTGTGGGTGACTTCATTTCGATGGCCAGACAGCTGTGCCCAAGCGTATCGGACAGCTGGAGCATGAGGTCAGCCACTCCCGCCACTACGCCCTCGGCCTTGGATATGGCTCCTTGGGTGCGCCCATGGCCTCCCTCGTTCTTTGGGTGGTAGAGCAGTTGCCTGAGGTAGGGAAACTCGTAGGCAAACCAAGTGACGCACTGTATTTGGAGCTTCGATTCCGTGTGATGATATTTTGCCATAGTTTTGTTATTGTTAAATTCCGTTGGTTGAAGATTGCTTGCTTCTACAGTGACCCCTCGAAAGCCCGGTTGAAGTTATGCTCCTTGATGAGCCAGTCGAAGTCTACTGGCCGCCGGCGGTCGGCGGTCCTCCCGTTGCAGTATGGGGAGACCGCCATGTTGTGGAACGCCCTCTTGTAGTCCTCAGGCTTGTAGGGGAGGCTTGCCAGCCGCCGGAGAGACTCACGGCGCGACTGGGAGAGGACCTTTACAGGGCGAATTGCACTCTGGCAAGCCGCCACGGCCTCGTTGAAGAGCCTGAGGACTGCGGCGTACCATTTCTCCCAGTCACCTTTTGCCGCGGCCTCGTCCTCGAAATTGAGGCTTTGGAAGTCTTCCGAATCTCCCTGCGCTTTTTTTTGTTTTTGTTTTTTTTGCAAAGTAGCAGATTCATCTGCTACTTTTTCTAAAGTATCAGATGAAGTAACAGGACTTGTACTGTTACTTCTACTTTCAGTATCAGTAACAGTAGGCTTTTTTTGCTTTTTTGCTTTTTCGCAAAAACCATTTGCTTTTTTTGCTTTTTCCGCCCCCGTCTTTTCCGCCTCGTCAAGCTGCCTCTTTGGCCGTCCTCCCATACGGCCTGCATTGCGCCTTATCGTACTGATATGCTGATACTTGGCGTAGTTCTCGAGGATGCGCGAAACGATGAAGCTGTAGGCCATTTCAGTTTGCGGATGGGCAAACTTGGGATGGCACTCACCATCTGAGGCGGCGAAGCTGTAGAGCGCGTCGAGCAGCTCCCCCTTGTCAGCCTTGCTGAGGCTTTTGATAGAGTTGTACTGCGATGTGTATAAAATGAAACTATCCATAGGAAAACCAAAATACCATTTGCTTTGTTTGCTTATTTTGCTTTTCTCCAATCCACGAGGGCGGGCTTGCGCCTTGGGCGGAACAGGCTGAACGAGGCGCACGCCGGAGAGGAGGCCACGAAGACCATGTAGGGGCTGTTGGGGTGCTGCGAGGTGGGGCGCATGCGGCACTGCGCCAGCACCGGGTTCTCGGGAGCGGTCTGGACGAGGGCTGCATGGGCGCAGTCGCGGCAGGTGAATGTGCTGCCAATGGGTTGTCGGTTGTTTGCTTTCATAGAATGTGGTAGTTTGTTAGTCGAACAGGGAGCCAATGGCGCACAAGGCTATGAGGCCGATGGGACAGGCTACGCCGTAAACGATTCTTTCGAGTAGCGTGAAGTCCTCGTCGGCAGCTGTGAGAATGGAGATAAGCTCTTTCATAATGTTGGGGGATTAAAGTGTTTGGTTTATTTGTGGACATATCGCCCGAGCAGTCCGGCCTTGATGGCGTCCTGCACGTGGGCGCGGTTGAAGACCGTCTTGCGCCCCACCTTGAGCGGACGGAGCCGCCCGTTGTGGGCGAGGTTGTAGACGGTGGTCTTGGTGACGTGGAGCAGCTCTGCCAATTCCTCCACGTCGTAGTATTGGGGGTTGCATTGCTCCTCTACAATTTTTTGTGTGCGCCTGATGAGGCTGTCGGCGAAGTCGCTGAGGTCCTGTGCCGACATGACGATCAGCGCGTTTGGCGAACCGCCGATGAATATGCTCTGTAGTGCTGGGTCCATGATTGCCTCCTATTCTTTTCTTGTGACCTCAATCGCGGCCTGCTCGCGGTTGACGTGGGTGGAGTATCGCCATCCCAACACAACCGACGCGATCGTGCAAGATGTCTTGACACAGTTCATTCTCGATAGCGGGAAGGCGACTCTCTCCCCCACCTCCATCTTCCTGAGCGATGGAATGACAGGCTGTTTTTCGGTTATTTGTTTGCTCATATTAAACTAATTTACTAACTTTATGGTGCAAAGATAATCAATATACTTGATCTAAGCAAGTAAATATACTTTTATAAGTTGTAAATTAACTATTTATAACAATGGAAACGATTAACGATAGAATGCAGCAGATTGCTGATTACTTTTGCGAGGGAAATAAAGCTGCCTTTGCTAAGAAGATAGGAATTGCTCCTACAAGCATTTCGAATTACCTTGGCAAACAGCGTGCCTCTAAGCCGTCAGCAGACCTCTTAGAAAAAATCGTCAATTCACTTGAAATTGATGCCATGTGGCTTCTAACAGGTAAAGGCAGTATGATTCGAAAAGAGGGGACGCTTGACGAAGATGCTATGCGCATGAAAGAAGAATTAATTCAATTGCGCGCAGAGAATGATGTTCTTCGTGAAGTAGTAGGGCTTAAGAAAAGAAATGGCATGGCAAATGTAGGATAATACCGTTTGATAATGGCTATGAAAATTAAAGTTACAGGAGTATGGCTGTTTTGTATAGGCAATGTGATGGGTTTTGCCATCACATTGCTTTGTCTATCAATTTTGTGCAACTATGTTCTCGTTGGCATTATGTCCGTGGCAGCGTTCTCTGTGTGTCTCACTCTTGGCATTAGACTGTTGTCTGTATTCTATGCTAAACTGGAGGATTTCACGAAAGAGGCAGAGAATGCCATCGAAGAGTGCAAAGTGGAAAAGGCAAAGCTGAAAGAAGCCTTGGCAGATTACCAACTGAGGAAAAACAAACTGGACAATGACGCAAAAATGAGTGCAGAAAATCATCAACGCTTAGTTGACAAGATGCACGAGAAAGAAATAAGACTTAGAAACGTACTAAGCATGAGCAAGCCCCTATCTGATTTTGAGCCATTGTATCAATTGAGCATAAAGTACATTTTTGATGATGTAGAGGCTTACTTTCTAAAGAATGATATTGATACGGAAGCAAGAGCGATTACAGACTTTAAAGAAGAATACAGAAAATGCAAAAAGGAAAATCAAGAATACAAATACAAGCTGAGGCTTTTGGAGTTAATAATGCCGGAGGTTGCTGAGGCTCTTAACGATGAAGAAGAAAGAAATGTCATGTATGAATACTTGCGCCCAGAAAGAAGTTCAATACATTATTGGGTTAAAGGTCTCAATTACAAGCAACTTGACGAAAAGGGCCAAGAACAGTTGGCTGTAGAACAATACTTGTCAAGTAAGAAAAGAACTCTATGGGAGTATGGCAGCGACTATGAGAAATTTATAGGTGAGGGTTATAGGAAAAATGGCTATGAAGTGTTCTTCTATGGTATTAGCTATGGCGTTCATGATATGGGTCGGGATATTATCGCTAAGAAGGATGACGTGACATATGTCATACAGTGCAAATATTGGAGAAAGGAGTTTTTTGTCACTGAGAATTATATCATGCAAATATATGGTTCAGCAAAGGAGTACGAAGCAACTCATCCAAAAGAAAAAATAGTAGCGGCTTTCTACTCTACGACCAGATTCACTGACAAGGCCTTGGAGGTGGCTGCAACATTAGGGGTCGCATGCAAGGTAAAACCAATAGGCAGCAATTTTCCGTGTATCTTATGTAACATCAACAACTGCGGTGAAAAAATATACCATCTGCCTTTTGACAGGGATGTTGGCTTTACCAAGATTTACAAGAAAGGAGAATTCTATGCCTCGACTGTTCAAGAGGCTCGAGACAAAGGATTTAGGAGAGCATATAAGAAGCCGAAAGACAGAGCGTCATAAGTTTCATATATAGATACGTTATGGATATATCACGTTTGAAAGCACTATGGGAGCGCAGCACCGACAAGTACGGCGATGCCGAGAAGATTGGCACGACGTACCAGACGATGTACAACATCATCTACAAGGAGCGGCCGTTCAAAGTTGACCTGCTGGAGAAGATAGCGAAGTTCTATGATGTGCCGGTAGGCTACTTCTTTGATGAGACGGATGCCAAGGGAGTGCCGGAGAAGGACAGGCGGATTGCATACCTGGAGGGGAAGGTGAAAGCCATGCAGGAAACGCTGAGGCTTTTCCATGACAAACTATGAGTTTTGCATCTTAGCAAGCTCCTCGGCTGCAAACAGCACTGGAGAGTTTGAGACATGATAAGTCAATGATGGCAAACACAAATAATAATCAGCCATGCGCATAGAAGAAATATACCCCAATGTGGAAAGCATTGGGATAGAATACAAAATCACATATGAAGACGCCATTAGAGAACGCGTCTCAAAAGAGAGCTCTGTAAAGTTCAGCCACGGAGAAGAAGCATATTTTAAGTTCCGATGTGGCAATGAAGACTGCTCGGAGAAATACTTCGACCTCAAACAGGAAGTTTCGTCCGCAGTTTGGGGAAACGGGAATGTCTCTGGTACGAAGGGATGCCTTGGCACAGAAGCACCTGACCACAGAAACCGCTGTCCTACGACGATGGAGTATTCTGTTCTGGTGGAATATCGTAAGGACTCTCCCCGATGAAGTCAAGCGTTTCCCGACACCATAAGTCAGCTACCATCTCTTTAGTTCCCTTGACGTATTTGGCGGCCTCTTCGGGCAGCGTGCCATAAAAGCCTTTGCCTATGGCATGCAGAGATGAGTATATGAGGGCAAGCGGAATCAGTGTTTGCGTCAGTCGCGCGGCGTCGCGAGTGTCAAGCTTCTTGGATGTGTAACCTGTATGATATTGCATAGCGGTGTATATTAACATTTGAACATGACAAAGATAGCAATTTCCGGCTGACAGACAAAGTAAATGTCATTTTTTTATTCGCATAATATGGACATAGACAGACTGGAGGGTCTTTGGGAGCGCAGCACCGACAAGTACGGTGACGCTGGGAAGATAGGCACAACGTACCAGACGATGTGCAACATCATCTACAAGGAGTGTCCATTCAAGGTAGACCTGCTGGAAAAGACAGCGAGGTCCTATCACGTTCCAGTGGGCTACTTCTTTAATGAGGTTGACGCCAACGGAAAGAGCGGGCAGGAAAGACGCATCATCTATCTGGAGGGTCAGGTGGACGCGATGCGCGATGCGCTGAGGCTCTTGCACGACAAGCTATAACGCTCCCATCTTCGCCAGCTCCTCGGCGGCGAACAATGCGCGCTCTTTGTTGGACAGCTTGAGGTAGCGCCTCAGCATGTCCTCTGTTGAGTGTCCCGTGACGGCCATGATGGCAGAGAGTGGGACCTTGGCGCGGTATGCGTTGGTGGCAAAGGAGCGCCGACAGGTGTGGGTCTTGAGCAGTTTGTAGAAAGGCTGGTCTTGTTCGTATGACAAGCTGCCTTGGCTGACGGTGCAAGGTACGTTTTCCGTCCAACCCATGAGAAGCCCAATTGTACGTATCAGGTCGCAGAATTTCTTGCGGTCGATGTGAGGGGCGTGTCCCCCGTTGCGGCCAAGGATTGCTTCCACCCTGTGGTCAACAGGCACGTAGACCTCCTTGTGGGTCTTCTCCTGCCGCAAGTGCAGGAACTTCTTTCCGTCGATGAGATAGTACATGTCAGAGGTTATCCTTTTGTAGTCGCTGTAACGTTGCCCCGTAAGGCAGCCCAGGACGAACAGGTCGCGAGCCTCAACGAGCCATTTGCGGTGCAGACTGTTGCCAAGATAGTTTTCCAGGTCCATGCGCAGCTGGTCGTCAATCACCGTTTCAATGTGCCTCGTAAGCCACTTCTCATCTTCCAAGGGGGCGTTGTAGAGCTGACTGATGCGCTCTGCAGTGACATAGACGTTGTTCACCTCCTCAAACTGCGGAAACCATTCTGGAGACTCAAAGTCGTCATTGGCGGTATAGTGAAGCCTCTTCGCAGTGCGCAACAGCGTTCGAAGCTTCTGCAGGTAGGTTGCCACGGTGTTTGCCTTTAGCATCTTCACCGAGGCCAGGTAAGCTGAAAATGCCTGGAAAAAGGCGATGTTGATGTCCTGCCAATCGATGGTCACGTGACTATGCGCTTCGTATTCTGTTATGTTCGTCTTTAGCGTTCCGAAATTCAGCAGCGTGTGTTTTGCCACCCGCTGTGACGAACGCTGCCTTAGTCGTGTGCCGTTGGACAAGTCCTCAATATACTTGTCAAGGTATTCGTGGAATGATGGTCTATCTTTTTTTGGAGACAATATTCCAATGACCTCGTCATGCTTGCGCCTTGCGACCTCATCCATGGCAGCCCTCTCGTCTTTGCGCAACGTATCCGTAATGGCTTTTTCGATGGACTGTTTGTCAATCATCTTGGCTTTGTCCTCAACGATGAGGCGTTTTACAAGTTGCCAAAGATTAGATGTGAGTTGGTCGTCGATGAAAATCGATGTGCCGCGGCGGTACGCCTTTCGCGCAGCTTTGATGGTCTTGTCGATGTCTTCCCACCGCTGAGGCCCAACAGATATTCCGAGTGCCACAGCGGTGTTTAGTGCTGCTGACTTTACCCTTACAGACAGCATATAGTCTTTGCTGTTTCCGTATTTCCTTGCAATTAGACTAATCATAAGCGTTCGTTTTTGGATTCTGTTGCAAATATAGCAAAAAAGCTCAAACGTAGCAATAACGTTGCATAAAAGTTTGTGCTTATTTTATCTAAATTAAACAAATTGGCGTTTTTGGAACCAGCAATTATTTGTTATAATTCTGTATATCAATTAGTTAACATGTTTGATTTGTTTTTAATTAAAATAAAGATAGATACTTTTCCCTCCCTTATGAAAAGATAGTGCAAAAGAGAGACAAGTCAAAAAAAAGAAAAGTTTTTCTTTTCTTCATCCCCGAATGCATCAGTTTATACAAACCATTGATGCTATTGACTGCGCTCCGCCCTTGGAGTAACAGCGTTAAAACAATGTAAATATCACGCTTGCGTGAGTCACGTTTGCGTGATATTGTCTATATTTGCACAACAACTATAGCGCGCATCCAT